TATACGGACATTTAAGTACTATCCAGGTGAACGCTAGTGGTAAAGTACTCACAAATAAAACACCCGTTAGGGCTGGAGAACAAATTGGTTTGAGTGGTGATACTGATGCCCCAGGCCAACCACACTTACACTATGAAGTTAGGCAAGGTTTAGCGGATGATTATAATAGTTTTGTTGGTTTACAACCACTGGACCCTAAACTTTGGATAGACCAAGCTAGTGGTAGTGGTGATAAAGCAGCGTTAGTGGGTACTGATAGTGATTTTTGGAAATTAGTAACAATATGTGCTTGTGAAAATTATATAGACCAACCACAAGGTATGGCTGATGTTGCCCAATCAATTTATAATAGGTTAAACTTACAAGGTGGGTACGGGAAAACGATAAGTGAGATTATTATGAAGGAAGGCCAGTATGCACCAACATTTAAAACTAAATCACTTTGGAACGCTATCAAAGATAAACAAACCGCAATAACAGCGTATATGGCAACTAAAAGTGTTGATAATGAAACGGCTGTACTTAGAATTAATACCGCACTAAATGCGATAACAAATAAAACGCTAATGGCTAATGCAGCAACATTTGTTGGTTCTAGAACAGAATTTTTAGCCGCACCACCAACGTCAGTTGGTGTTGGTGTTGTTGAAAGGGAACCAAAGGGTAAAAACAATGCTTTTTTCTGGGCATACAGCGGACAAACAAAATATTATGACACTGGTAATCTAGCAGCAACAAAAATACCTGATAAGATAAGTAACCACGCATAACTTTTCTATTTTATCAGATATTTATTAATAAATAAACAAGTATGAATACTTTTAGCAATAAATTAGATCAATTTTTAGGTAAAAAAATTGAACAAGCTCAAATAGGTGAAGAAGTTTGTGACCTTAACACTGGAATTTGTTATATTAAAACAAAAGATGGTTTAATAGAAAAAACTCTAATTGAGAAAAAATTAGTAATGGAAGATGGTAGAGAGTTGTTGAGAGAAGAGACACCAATAAGCCACAGTAATAAAACATTTTTAAGATGAGTAAGAAATTAGACACATTGTTATCTGAAGAAATCAAAAGATTTAACAGCATAATGAAATACCAAGAAAAGGTAAATGAGGGTATGCATTATAAGTTTTATGAAGCTGAGGAAGAACCAATCGCTGACGAACCAGCAATTGAGGAACCAGTTGAGGACCCTAATATGGATGCACCAGTTGACGCTAACGTTGATACAACGGCACCTGAAGAAACTGTTCCTGAAGATTTACCTGGTGATGAAACAGCTATTGATGGTTTGGATACACAAGCTGAAGATGGAGACATTGAGGTTGATGTTACTGACTTGGTCAATTCAACAAAGGAAATGGCCGCTAAATCGGAAGATATTATACAAAAAATAGCCAACTCAAACCAAAAAATTGAAGATATAATTAATAAAGTTGGTCGTGTTGAACAAAATTTAGAAAAAATGGAAGCCTTAGTTCAAAAAATGGATGCCATGGCAAAACAAGTTGAATTAATGAGACCACCAACAGAAGAAGAAAGAAGAAAAGCTTTGGCTAAAGATTCTTACCCATTCAATGTAACACAGGATGAATATTTGTCTGGATCTAGCGTTAAAACACAAACTGACCTAGAAACTAGACCAGATAAATTATCTATGATGGATAGCTTAATGGCAAATTATAACGAAATGGATATTAGAAATAGCTTTTAATTAAAAAAATTATGAACTCAAGACAACAAATTTTAATAACACAGAAATTAACAGTCGGTGACCCAGCAATAGGTTTTGTTGAGACACCAGAATATACAATTGAATATTATGGTTTTATCGGTTTAGGTAACACAAACGATACGGTCATTGTAACATTAAATGGTGTTGAAGACGTACCATTATCAATGATGGGTATGATTGAATGCCCTATTGAATCGCTAGAAGTTACATCGATAAACAAGAGTGAAAGTGAGCCTGCACCCACATATGTTGGGCTTTTAGTGTTCGGAATTAAGAAATTCAAAACCCTGTTTTAAAAAAATATTTTAGGTCGGGGTATTGACTTTTCCGATTTTGTTCCTATCTTTGTATCAACTAAAAAATAATTTATTATGATTGATTACAAAAAAGTTGATTGGAGCAAGGCCGCAAATGACACACTGGCCGATTACGAGAAAGCAAAGTCAAAATCAACACAGACTACCCAATCTAGTTCTGTTGACTTAACAAAGTATTTTACAATTGCACTTGATGAGGGTGCAGCAAGTGGTGAGAAATCCGTTAGGATTCTACCAAATCAGGATGATCCAACCAAATGGTACAAAGTTGGTTTCTTCCACAATCTTAAAATTGGTAAGAGATATACCAAACTCTACGATCCAGCTCAAGACAACGAGCCGTCACCACTTAACGACATGTACAAGTTCTTAATGAACACGGGTGACAAAGAGGATAAGAGATTAGCCGTAAATTATAAATCTAGACAATTCTTTATTGTTCGTGTTATCGAACGTGGTAAAGAACACGAAGGTGTTAAATTCTGGAGATTCCCAGCTGTACAAGATGGTTCTGGAATCATGGACAAAATTGCACCGCTAGTTAAAAAATATGGTGCGTTCTGGAATCCTTACGAAGGATTTGACCTCACAATTTCAATGATTCGTGATAAATCAAAAGACTCTAAAGTTGGTTACACAAAAGTCGCATCTATCATCCCTGATAGAGAATCAAAATTGAGCGATGATGAAAACCAAATGGTTGAATGGTTGAGCGAACCAATGGCCTGGACTGATGTATTCAAGAAAAAACCATTGGAGTATTTGAGAATTGTATCTGAAGGTAATGAACCAATGTGGGATGCTGAACAAAAATGTTTTATCGCTAAGATCGAAGATGGTGTTGCAACCTATACGGGTACACCAACACCTAAGAGCTCTTATGATGCACCTACATCAGCCGCTATGTCTGAAGACGATGCGGAAGATATGTCATCTATGACAGCACAATCTTCTGAAGAAAAAGAAGAAGAAACAGTAACTGAAGCACCAGGTGGTAAATTAAAAATTGACGATTTGCCGTTCTAAATTAAACTAATATGCTTGGACATTAACTAGGATATTTCGTCCTAGTGTGTCCAAGCTTTTTTTTTACACAACAAATTAATATAAAAATATATGGCTATTAAGAAAAAAGAGTTCTCTTTTGAGGATTTAAAGAAAAAAATGAGTACCACAACTAAGTACAAAGCAGACATGTTTTTGAATTGTGGTGAAGCTTTCTTAGAAGCTTCGGGTGTACCTGGACCTTGTATGGGTCACATTAACATGCTTTTGGGTCACACAAACACTGGTAAGACTAGTGCTTTGATCGCAGCATCTGTTGATGCTCAGAGAAAAGGAATCCTACCTGTTTATTTGGTTACTGAAAAGAAATGGAGTTTTGAACATTGTCAATTGATGGGGTTAGAATGCGAAAAAAACCAAGAAACTGGTGAATGGGATGGTTTTTTCCTATACCGTGATGACTTTAACTACATTGAACAAGTAACTGATTACATTAATGAAGTTTTAGATATGCAAAATAAAGGTGATTTACCTTATGATGTTTGTTTCTTCTGGGATTCAGTTGGATCAGTACCATGTAAAATGACCTGGGAAGGTAAAGGCGGTAAACAACACACTGCTGGTGTTTTAGCTGAAAAGATTAACATGGGTATTAACCAAAGAATTAACAACAGTCGCAAAGAAACATCACCGTATTTAAATGGTTTGGTTGTTTGTAACTTACCATGGGTTAGATTACCAGATTCACCAATGGGTCAACCTAAGATGAAACCAAAAGGTGGTGAGGCAATTTATCAAGCCGCAACATTAGTGTTCAGATTTGGTAATGAGGCTGATGGTGGTATCAATAAGATTGATGCGACTTCTAAAGGTAGAAAAATTAATTTTGCTACTAGAACAAAAGTAACAGTAGATAAAAACCACATCAATGGTTTGGGTTACGCTGATTCAAAACTAATTGTTACACCACACGGATTTATCACGGATGATAAACGTGACAATAAAGCCGCTTTGGATGCTTATAAAAAACAAACGTTTGAATATTGGGCAACTAAATTGGAAGACGCTAACTTTGAGTTGGAGGAATATGAAGTAAATCAGAAAGTCTCTTACTCAGATGAAGATTAACAAACCAGTTAGGCATAAGCCAAGGACTATACAAAATACTCTACTAATAGATGGGGAGTATTTATTAAAACAGGGATTTCATGGTACCAAACAGCTTCAAGGAAAAGAAGGTAGCGTTGGTACCATTTTCCACTTCATCAACACGATTAAAAGATTCTATCAGGATTATGCGATAACCAAAGTTGTTGTTTTTTGGGAAGGCGAAAATTCAAAACAATTCAGACAAGGTTATTACCCTTATTATAAAGCAAATAGAAATAATAAGTTTACGGCTGAAGAGGTCTTTGATTTAGACCGACAAAGAATCAGAATAAAACAGTATCTTGAAGAACTTTTTATAAGACAAGTTGAAATACCAGGATGTGAGGCCGATGACGGGATTGCTTATTATGTTGTTAATTCACCAAATGAAAATAAGATAATCTACACCAATGACCGAGATCTTTTGCAGTTATTAGATGAAGACACTAAAGTTTGTCTAACAATTAATAAGGCTAAAGTAATGGTTTCATTAAATAATTTTGAAACATATTTTGATTATCACTATAAAAATGTTGGTATCATAAAAATGATTGCTGGCGATAGTAGTGATAACATATCAGGTTTACAAAATATTGGTGAACAAAAAGTGCTTAAATACTTTCCAGAAATTAAGAAACAACCAGTAGATCATGAATGGGTGTTAAACAGAACAAAAGAACTTTTAATTGAAAAACCAGATGATAAGGTGCTAAACACAATCATTAACGGTGAAACAAAATGGGGTACATACGGTAATGATTATTTTTCTGTTATGAATAAAATCATAAACCTTAAACAACCATATATAACCGAACAATTAGAAGAAACTGTATATGACATGGTTAATGAAACATTATCACCCGAAGGTCGTGGAGGTATTTCAAAAGTAATGGAGATGATGAAAGAAGATGAGCTATTAAATTTTTTACCAAAAAATGATGACGGGTTCTTTGTTTTTTGGTCATCGTTTATTACTATTATAAAAAAAGAAACAAATGCATACACAAAAACAAAATAACATGGAAGAAAAAAGAGAACAGAGAAAATTTGAGTTCACGCTCTACTTGAATGATAACATCATCGTTCAAAGATTTTTTAACATCATTGGGTTCAACTATAAAGCGGTTAACTCATTAAACTTTAAATACGCAGTAGATGATAATATGCGTTTGATTCAAAGTGTCCTAAAAGATAGAACCCTCGATTTTATTACAGACCACAAGAGAAATTTCTTGGAGACATCGGATTACGAACAAAATGATTCACAAGATGTGATGAAAATTGTTATTAAGCACGATGGTAAAGTTATTGCTTATAGAGAGTGGGATGCGACAATCTACCCAGTTAAGGTTAGATACACCGTTGATATCCGCCAACACATCTATGATTTGATTACTAGAGTTCAAAAATGTTTGTGTACACCAACTAAAGAGTTGGAAACTAAATATTTAGATTATAGTTTGGTTGTTCAATAATAAATTTTTAAAATAAATGGGTAATATAAATAGTTTTGAAGACTTAGGTAAAGATTTTCAGTTACAATTATTAAATGAGATAATTACAGATAACAAATTCGCTCAATCAATTATAGACATTATTGAGCCTAAATTTTTTGGGTCCGAGGCCTTTGTTAAGATAATGAAAGTAATAAAGCATTATTACAAAGACCATGAGGTTGTGATTAATAATTTTCCGTCTTTAATAACTGAGATTAATAATGATATTGGCGCTCAAGAGGTAGCGTTAAGAGCCCAATTACACGACACGATCAAATTAATCGAGGATTGTAAGATTGGTAATCTAAATATACAAAGAAATGCACAAAAGTTTTGTAAATTACAGTCAATCCGTGGTGCTGTAAATGAGATCAAAACAAAATTAGATAGGGGTATTATCGCTGACTACGATGAAATCGAAAAAAAGATAAAAGATGCCATCACATTTAAAGAGGAACAAGACCCAATCACACTATTTGATAACATGGACAATGTTTTGTCCGAAGATTATCGAGACCCAATCCCAACAGATATTAAGGGTATCGATAAAGTCACTAAAGGTGGTTTAGCCAGAGGTGAGGTCGGTCTTGTCATCGCACCCCTAGGTGTGGGTAAAACAACATTCTTAACCAAAGTGGCTAGTGCTGCGTTTCTTAAAGGTAAGACAGTTTTACAAATTTTCTTCGAAGATAAAGAAGAGGCGATACAGAGAAAACACTTCTCCGCATTAACAAGTATACCGTTAAGTGAATTAGCTGAAAATAGAGATGTAGTACTTAGAAGGGTCCAAGGAATAAAGGATGAACATAAGAACGACTTATTCCTACAGAAATTACCAGCAGATGGTGTCACAATTCACAAGATAAAAAACATTATCAAGAAAATAAACTCAAAGGGTCAAAAAGTTGATGTGTTGGTGCTAGACTATATAGACTGTATTTCGATGGAAAAAGAATATGGTAATAGTGAAGAGTGGTCGAATGAAGGTAAAATCATGAGAGCGTTTGAAACGCTTGTTGATGAGATGAATGTGGTTGGTTGGACAGCAACTCAGGGTAATAGAAGTTCAACGAGTGTTGAGGTGGTTAAAACCGAAAATATGGGTGGTAACCTAAAGAAAGCACAAATTGCTCACTTTATTATGAGTATTGGTAAAACATTGGAACAAAAGGATCAAAAAGTTGCCACAATATCTATCCTTAAAAACCGTATGGGTGATGATGGTGTGATATTTAAAGATTGTGTTTTCGATAATTCCAGAATACATATTGACACTGATGATGTCTTAACCGAGAAGGGTTTTGAATCACAAAAACAAATCAGTAAAATGGAGTTAAGAAAAAAACACATGGAAGAATTATATGGTAAACCAGAATCTGAAACAGAAAATGAAAATAATATTGTTGGAATTAGTGATGGATTGTAATAATTATACTACCTTTGGACATATTTATTTAAACAATAAAAATTTAAGACTATGCAAGAATTAATATTACAAGAAAATCCGAACAGATTCGTTATTTTCCCAATTGAGCACAATGACATATGGGAGTTCTATAAACAACACCAGGCAGCGTTTTGGACCGCTGAAGAAGTTGATTTATCGGGTGACATCAGAGATTGGCAAAACTTAACCGATAATGAAAGATATTTTATCAAAAACATTTTATCTTTCTTTGCATCATCTGATGGTATTGTAAATGAAAATCTTGCTGAAAATTTCGTTAAAGAGGTTCAGTATCCAGAAGCTAAGTTTTTCTATGGATTTCAAATCGCTATGGAAAACATACATAGCCTAATGTATTCCCTTTTGATTGATACATACATCACAAATCCACAGGAAAAATTAGAAAGCTTTAGAGCTTTAGAACACCTACCAGCTGTTCAGAAAAAAGCTAAGTGGGCTTTAGATTGGATTCACGATACTCCTTTTCAAGAAAGATTGGTAGCATTTGCAGCTGTTGAAGGTATATTCTTTTCAGGATCCTTCTGTTCAATTTTCTGGCTTAAATCAAGAGGTTTGATGCAAGGCCTATGTAACGCAAATGCTTTAATTTTTAAAGATGAGAACTTACACGCTGATTTTGCGATTCACTTATTGAATAATCACGTGGTTAATAAACCATCTAACGAAAAAATTAGAGAAATTTTATTGTCAGCTTTAGAGATTGAAAAAGAATTTATCACCGAATCATTACCAGTTTCTTTGATCGGTATGAACTCTAATCTAATGAAACAATATTTGGAGTTTGTTACCGATGGGTTATTAGTTAAATTTGGGTGTAGAAAAGAATTTAACGTTGAACAACCTTTTAAGTTCATGGAACAAATTGCCGTAGAGACAAAGGGTAACTTCTTTGAATCTAGAACAGTTGAATATCAGAAAGCTAAGCTAAACGAAAAAGTTAGCTTTACCGATGACTTCTAAAATTAAGTTTAAAATTTATAATATAAAATAAAATGATCATACAAAAACGTAATGATGAGCAAGCCGCTTTTAACCCGTCAAAAATTTTGACCAGGATTAAAAGATCCGCTAAGGGTTTAAAGGTTAACTCAGACGAAATATTTATTAAAGGTATAACATCACTACCTAACGAAGGTGTGGTGACAACTAAAGAGATCGATAAATTGTTAGCTGAAATTGCGGCATCATATACTGGGAGTCACTACGACTACAGTAAATTAGCCGCTAACATCGCAATTTCATCTTATCACAAAGAAACAAACCCAAGCTTTAGCGAAACAATGAAAGTTTTAGCTGAAGACGGTGTCATTAATCAGGAACTCATTAAAATGATTGATGAGTATGGACCAGATAAAATTGATGCAGCGGTTAACCATGATAGGGACTTTAAATTCGATTATTTTGCTTGGAGATCTTTACATGAGATGTACTTAACTAAAACATCAGCAGGTAAACAAATTGAGAGACCACAGCACATGTATATGCGTGTTGCTATTTGGGTAACTAAATCTTTAGATGAGGCGATTGAATACTATGAAGCATTATCTAATCAATTTATTTCCCCAGCGACACCAATCATGATTAATTCTGGTACTAAGATACCGCAATTAGCGTCATGCGTTCTTCACTACAATAATGATGACTCAAGAAACGGTCTTTTAGATTCACTGAGAGACATTTCAGTTTACTCGGCTGATGCGGCTGGTATCGGCTTGTGTATGTCAAATATTCGTAGTAAAGAAAGTAGAATTAAAACATCGGGTGGCTTTGCTGGTGGTTTATTGAAATATCTTAAGATTGTTAACGAATCGCTTCGTTTCTTTAATCAACAAGGACGTAGACCAGGTAGTGCGGCAATTTATATTGAACCGTGGCACAAAGATATCTTCGACCTACTCGAAATTAAAAAGAACACAGGTGCTGAAGAATTGAGAGCGAGGGACTTATTTACAGCTTTGTGGATTCCAGATAACTTCATGAGAGCGGTTGAAGAAGATGGTGATTGGTACCTATTCTGCCCAAATGACATTGTTAAGAACGGTATTAAACCATTACAGGATTGTTTTGGTGAAGAATATGAGGTTAACTATAATAAGGCCGTTGAAATGGGTTTAGGGAAGAAAATAAAGGCTCAAGATATTTGGATTAAAGTTATTGAATCACAAGTTGAAGCTGGCGTACCTTACCTATGTTCAAAAGATAATGCAAACAGAAAAACCAACCACCAAAATATTGGTGTGATTAAACAGTCAAATCTTTGTAATGAGATTTACCAGTACACTGATGAGAAGACAACCGCTATTTGTACTTTATCATCTATGGTAATTAAAAATTATGTAAACAACAAAACTTTTGATTTCGAAAGATTATTCACCGAAACCAGAAAAGTTGTTAGAGCACTTAATAAAGTTATCGATATTAACGCATACTCAACTGAAAAGGGTAGAAAAGGTGGTTTAGACCAAAGAGCAATTGCTATCGGTGTTCAAGGTTTAGCGGATGTATTCTTTTTAATGGATTATGTCTTTACATCTGAAGAAGCTAAAGAGTTGAATAAAAGAATTTTTGAAACAATTTACTACGCTGCTGTCACAGAAAGTAATGAATTGTGCCGTTCTGGTAAATACAAACCATATAAACACTTTAAAGGTTCACCTATGTCAAAAGGAATATTCCAATTCGATATGTGGGGTGTTGAACAAAACTCATTAATGTGGGATTGGGAAGGTTTAAAAGAATCTGTTAAAGAATATGGTGTTTGTAATAGTTTATTTACGGCACAAATGCCAGTAGCATCTTCTGCTAAAATCACTGGTTCATATGAAATGACCGAAGTAATTCCATCGAACCTTTTTAATAGAAGAGTTGTTGGTGGCGAGTTTTTAATTGCAAACAGATATTTGATTGAGGATTTTGAGGATTTGGGTATTTGGTCCGAATCATTTAAAAATGAAATCATTTTGAATGAGGGTTCGATTCAAAACATTAACTTCAATAAATTTTTGGAACCAACGGATAAGTATTATGAGAAAAAGATCAAAAGAATTGAACACTTAATTCAAAAATACAAAACTATCTGGGAGGTTTCTCAAAAAGAATTGATCACTATGGCAGCTGAAAGAGCACCATATATCGACCAATCACAATCAATGAACGTTTATTTTCAAGCACCGACAGTACAAAAGTTATCTTCTAGTCACTTTTGGGCGTGGAAATCTGGGTTGAAGTCTTTAGCTTATTATGTTAGAACTAAAGCGATATCAACTGGAGCAAAACATTTAGCGATTAGCGTACCCTCAAACGAGGTAACAAAAACCGAACAGGTAGCTTTACCAGCGCAACCACAATTAAGTGATCTACCACAAAAACCAGAAAATAGTCAATTCGATTGTTTTGGTTGTAGTGCCTAATTGATAATAAGATTATTAGAAAATGAAATCCCGTTAATAGCGGGATTTTTTTATTTACAAAAAATAAATTATTACGATATTTATTTATAAAAGAATATGGCGATTAGAAAACAAACATTTGGTATAGATTTCCCTTTTGTCCAGTCAGATAACGGTGATTTTGTTAACATGACATCCATACCAGAATCTGAGGTTAAAAGCATGTTAATACATTTACTATTAACTAGAAAGGGGTCTAGATACTACTTACCAGATTTTGGTACAAATTTGTACCAGTATATTTTTGAACCTTTAGATGAAATAACTATGGGTAAAATAGAAAATGAAATAACTGACGCTATTGAAAAATATATACCAAATTTAAAACTAAATGCTGTTGAAATAACAAAAGTTGGTGATGAGGAAGCTAATAAAAATAACACTGACTTGGAACACCATATAAGAATAAACTTAGATTACACCATATCAACCAGAACGTTCCAAACGAGCGATAAATTAAGTATAACAATATAAAATGGCTAGACAAATAAACTACAGTAAAAGGGATTTTGCTTCGTTAAAAACCGAGCAAATAAATTACATTAAACAATATTACCCTGATGTTGTACAAAACTTTAATGACGCATCAATTCTATCCGTGTTTTTGGATTTAAATGCGGCTATTGCTGATAACCTAAACTTCCAAATTGACCGTGCTTTACAGGAAACGGTATTAGATTATGCTCAAGAAAGACAATCACTATTTAATATCGCAAAAACTTATGGTTTAAAATTACCATCAAAGTCTGCCGCAGTTGCTGTAGTTGAATTTACAGCGCAAATACCAGTATTCGGTGATCAAGAGGATAAAAGATATCTACCTGTTATTAAAGCGGGTACTCAAGTAACAAACGGTTCTGGTACCTATGAGGTTTTATATGACATAGATTTCGCTTCAGCGTTAAATAGCGCTGGTAAACCAGATAGAACAAAAAGACCAATATTTGTGAATAACAAGTTAACTGGTTACTCAATAACAAAAACTGGTATAGTTGTCGCTGGTACAAGTAAAATATTCTCCCAAGTTTTTGCCGCTACGCAACCATTTTATAAGATAACATTACCTGAGAGTAATGTACTTTCAGTTGAAGGTGTATTCCATAAGTTTGGTACAAACTTTACGACATCACCAGCCGACTCTGAATTTTTAAGTAGCTCAAATAAATGGTATCAAGTACCTTCTTTAGCGGAAGATAGTGTTTTTGTTGAAGACCCTAATTCACCTAGAGTTAATGGTATCGCTAAAGGCGTTTACGAACAAATTGATCAAAGATATATTGTTGAATATACACCTAACGGTTTTTGCCAACTAACCTTTGGTGCCCAAACAGACACATCGTTAGATATTTTAGATGATTTTATGGACAACGGTGGTTTTAGTTTAAAAAGTTTTTTAAGAAATGGTAGTTTAGGTTTGGCCCCGATAACAAACACGACCATGTATATTAAGTATAGAATTGGTGGTGGTGTTGAATCTAATGCTGGTGTCGGGACAATAACCGAAGTATCTAGATTAAATACGGTAATAAATGGACCAGACTCCGCAATTAATTCAACGGTCAACACATCAATTACAGTGACAAACACCACACCAGCTGTAGGTGGGTCAGATGAACCAACAATCGAGGAATTAAGAAACTACATTTCATATAATTTCTCCGCACAAAATAGGGCGGTAACGCTTAATGACTATAAAGTATTGATGTTATCAATGCCAAGTATATTCGGTACACCCGCAAAAGCTAGTGTAATACAAAGACAAAATAAAATCGAAATCGGTGTTCTAAGCTACGATTCATCAGGCAGCATATCAAATGACATCTCATCATTATTGATGGAAAACATAGCCAATTATTTATCCAAATATAGAATGATAAATGATTATGTTGTTGTTAAACCAGCTGAAGTTGTTGATCTTGGTTTTGAAATATCAGTCATTGTTGAACCTGGTACTCAGCTTGAAACTTCAGCAAATATAACAAAAATAGTTAGTGATGAATTTACTAAAGATAAAATTGCTTTAGGTAAAAGTTATAGTGTTGGTGAAATCGTTAAAAAAGTAACTCAGGTTCCTGGCGTTGTTAACGTTAATTACGTTAAAGTTTTCAATAAAACTGGCGTTGGTTACTCAAATAACGTAACAAAACAAGCGATATTGGATACAGTGACTGGTGAATTAGATGTGGCTAACAACTATATAATTGTGGAAGAAAATCAGTTATTAAATATTAGAAAACCTGATACGGATATTAAAGTAATACCTTTGGTTGCGACTGGAGTTAGTAGTTAATTATGGAGAAAAACATTAAGATAGTTTTAAATGAAAACGAGACTAACGAAAGAATATTGGTAAACTTAGAGGATGATTTTGATAATTTAGAAGTCCTTAGTTTAAAAATATCTAGCACTGATGTCTATAGAAAAACATCATCAGACTTTGGTGTTGTTGTTGGTCGTGTACAAACGGCTAACGGATATGGCTTACAAAATGCCAGAGTCTCAATATTTGTACCAATAGACCCTTTAGATAAAGTTAGACCAGAAATATTAGAACTATACCCCTTTGAAACAGTAAACGACCAATTTCCAAATGGGGTTAGGTATAACTTATTACCAAGAACTAGGAATCAAAATCCTAGTCACAGAGCTGTGGGTAATTTACCAACAATAAATGACCTAATACACTACCCTCAATATCTTGAGGTTATGGAAAAATATTATAAATATACAGCAACAACCAATGAATCTGGTGATTATATGATATTTGGTGTACCAGTTGGTTCACATAACATTATGATGGATTTCGATCTATTTGATACTAAAAGTTTTGAAATATCGGCTAATGATTTAGTTGAAACGACAACAGAATTTAAGACAATTAATGACGTTGCCACAGCTGTTGGCTTAACTGATGATAATAACCCTAATAAGGTACCAAATTACATATATGATGGGTTTGGTAATTTTAATGTCGAAGTTAAAACCAATATTAATGAAATGCCTAATATATTTAATGAGGTTAAACAAGTTAACGTTGCTTCTTTTTGGGGTGACGAAGAAGAAGGTGATATCGGCATAACTAGATGTGATTTTAAAATTAATTACAAATACCAACCCACAGCAATATTTTTTGGTTGGGCGTCAAACACAAGCGGTAGCTTTTACGCAAAAACAGATGGTTCTATTTCAGAAACACAGAACCCAATAGAGATATTTGGTGAAGACACCACATTAGGTAGAATAACCAACGATATTTGGCCAGCAGATGATTTAATGGTTGTTGTTTATCGTTTAGATGATAAATTAACACCAGGTAGCCGCCTTAGAGTTGGCGCTTTTAAAGCCGAAAAAGGTACTGGTGTCTTTAGAATCGCATTACCCATGTACATGGATTATTTTAAAATAAACCAATTTGGTGACATGGTACCGACTGACGACACGGAAAATAGTATACCGACCAAAGGTTATTACGCCTTTGAGATTTATGACATTAACGAAAGTTACCAAACAAGAATACCATGGGGTGGTTACTGGTTACCTCTCACGCCTGGCGTTAGGGTACCAGCATCACCAAAAGGTGAAACACTAACTGGTGGTTGGGAGGGTACAACATCTGGTTTATTTGAATACGATTTAGTTAACAGAAATAGAAAGTTCTACACAATCAAAACTAAATATAACAAACATAGAGAGGATAATGCTGGTATTGGCGGTAATGACATATTCTACATACCAAGATTAAACCCGAATAAAGACGTCCCATGGACATTTCCAATCAATAGAGACGATTTACCTGAGATTAATGACGTGGAGGTCATTGGGTCCATTATTATGCCTAGATATGAGTTTAAAATACAAAACACAAACACCGAAGACCCAACAGCTTACTATTACAACAGAATTTTAAATATAATTAATATACCACAAACAGTTTCTTATAACGAGAAAGTTAGGGCTTATGAATATCATGTTGGTATTGGGGCTGGTTTAAATGGTAAAAATAGTGGTAATGTGTTTACCGATATTTTTTCTGGTGATGACTTTATTAGTGAGGATGGTAACAATTTTTATGGTGATAGATCAACATTTAATTATGGTGATAACGCTGACGGACCCTTAAATTTGAGTTTATTTGCAATTGAATTAGCTAAAAATGAAGAGGCGACACCAAATGATGCTGGTGTACACAGAAGATTTACACAAGCATATAGTAAAAATTACACACACGGAGTTTTTATTTCTTCAACAGACAAAGAAAATAAATTCCCAGTCCTGGAAACTTCAATATATGACATAACTGATGAGCTGCAAGATCTAATTGATAATAAAGTATATACCTCTTACGGGTTTTATACTGGGAATGTGGAACCAACAGGGTTTAATGCCGAAATATCAAACAGATATAAAGGTAATTTCTATTACTTCGGTTACTGGGACCAAGCCAATGTATTAAAAACTATAGAAAAAAATTATTTTACACAGAATGAGTAATATCGTAGAAATATTAGGTTCAAAAAAGTTTAGTGGATCAACTAACCAAACACTAAAAACTCGAATAATACTTGAGCAACCCGCTACGCTTAGAAATGAGTATAACTTATTTACTAATGTATCACAGGATGAGCAATTTTTAAAAGAAAAAAATGAAAATAATGTATATAAAGTTTACGGAACAATATCTCCGATAATAAGTAGAAATTTTCATTTTAGGGGTAAAAAATTAAATGTTGATGAGAAGGCAATAAACTTTAACCCTGATAACTGGAGTACTGTTTTATGTAAACCAGTCCCTTTTATGGGTTCAAAAGGTAAGAAGAAGTATAGTATACCATACAAAGATTCAAAAGGGGTTAACACAACATATAAATTAGATTTAACATATGGCTTACCAGCTACATTAGTATACCCATCACCAATTAATATTAAGAATGATGGTGAATACTTTGCAACTTTTTTAATGAATTATGGACACAATTTAAATATCGGTGACCAAGTCTACATTAGCTCATATGATTCAAAAATATCCGCTGGTTTATATTTTGTAACAGGCGTAAATAAAAATAAGATAACAATAGATTTAAAGATTTCACCAAAAAATCTTTTTTATGTTAAAGAGGCCAAAGAAGCGTCATTTAATTTAGTGACAAAAGCAGATGGTTTATTACAATCTCAACCAGACACGAAAAAAAACGAATTTACTGGTGTCATGAAAAACACACAGGTTAAGAATGACCAAGATTTACTCATCTCAGCTTTAAAAGCAGATAGACCGCCAGCTTATGATTTATTTGAATCTAAATTCAGTATATCGAAGGTTATCGATAACGAAGTTATGGAATATTACGTTAAACAAGCTGTTGTTGTTGACGTATCTAAGGGTTTTGATGCTTGCGGATTTTCAACAAATTTGTTTAACCAAAAACTATATAATTTCTTTTTTGATAAAAACCTAGATTTAGGTACCCAGTTGGATAATAAAAACGAGCCAATTACTGAGTTATATGTTGGTTTAATTAAAAATGGTGGTACTTTAAGTAAAAAAATTAGCACTGTTGAATCTAATTTTTCACCTTTAATTGGTTACACAAATCCTGGCGAAGGTATAATGAGAATATCTGAAACATCTAATACGGAAATATCGGACAAACCAGATATAGGTACCGTATATGACATTGGTATATTTGAGTATTCAGCTGAAAATTTAACTGAGACACAAATATCAGGAATTCATCATAATTTCATACTAGACTTTGTTATGTTTAATTACGAACCATTTCATGAGATCAAGATAAAAGCTAAGTCCTCTTATATTGAAGATTCCGTATCAAATCAGTACATACCAAAATACGCTGTTTACAGTAGAAAATCTGATAAATATATATGGAGAGATGTACTTGATCTTGGTATTTCTGATGATGATGGTAATGTTTTAGACTTCCCGTTTTTAAATGGGTCTAGGTATGTATATACAAGATTAGTTTTCCCAGTACTAGCTGAAAAAGGTAAAACTAAAAAATATACTTTTGGTGTTAACGACATAACCAATATTGATTCATTAAATAACGTTGATAATTATACTAGAGATATCATTACCGACTTATTTGGTGATGAAAATGATGTAATAGAAAATAAAGAACCGTTTAAAAAATATACTGACGATAAATGTTAAAAACGCCATTTAAAAAAGATGTTACGATAAGGAAAAATATATTCCTTAGCTCCGAAGATGGTTCTTCAGATAGAGATTTTGTTTTCTCTAAAATGATAAATGTTGAATCTTTAGCAAACATAAACAGTATTATTGATTTTGAGAACGTAGAATACAAACCAACATCAAGTAATATTGAGCTGGACTTATTTTTTTTGAGATATATTAAAAATAACGAGTTACCACAAATAAAAAATTACATAGAAGAATCTTTTTCTGACTATAATTCTAGAATTGTAAAAGCTTTAAAAATTAGTAAGAGTTCAGAAATGTTTCAAACCAAAGATTCGGACGGTAATCCATTACCTAAATATGATTTTGAAAAATCACAGTCACCAGAACAAATCACGGCAAATAAACCGTATGTTGTTATAGACCCTTTAGTTGAGAATAGAAAAAAATACCCTAAAAAAGAGGGTTACCCACATTTTTATAACACATTTACGTTCCCATTTTGGGAAAATTCCGATGCTTGGGTTAACCTCAAATACGGCTTTAATAATAAAGCTTATACATATAATTCTTTTATAATTATAGAGTTATATGACGATTTTAATACAGATGGTCAAAATAGGGTAATGACAATACCAGTATACGTCTCAGACAGGTATATGTTTAGAGAAAAAACAACTGGTGATCTTGAAAACGGTAGCGTTGAACAAAAAAGACCCGTTTTTAATCTATTTGAAGGGGTTGATGGTTATTCCTTATTTTTCCTAAAGAACTACATAAAATCTGATTTTTATGCTAAGTTTTACTTTTGGGATGCGTTAAATGGTACAAAAATTCAGTTCATACCATCCGCTAAAAATAATTTAAGGAAAAAGTGGTTACAGGATGTTGAAACATTTAATCAAAAAAACTTATATCTTAAATATGAATTAAATTATGAAGATAGAAGTTATGAGATTTTTGATTATAACGAGTCAGCTGATAGCTTTGACATATTATGCGATACACATATTGATCTATACGAATTTGCTTACGATGATTACTGGTCTGAGTTTTTTGTTTTAAATGACCAACCAACGGACATAAAAATACCAACAAACCCAAGACAATACGGTGATCTATTTTTGGATAGAACAAGTATCACTAAAAATTTAATTTACGATACAACCCACGCATTAGTTAGTGAGGCAATAAAAGATTTACCAGATTACGAGGAAGTCTCTGTAAAATACTCATATGGACCAACTTACGTTTGTTATGAATATGACGATTATGCTGGTTGTCTAGATGGTAAATTTGTATCATTTTATGATATAGCTGGATCATTAACTGGATATCTACCATATATTAGTAATGATTTAAACATAAAAAATTTATCATTAATGACCAAAACAAGTAATCTTATTATCGATTCGTTAGTGTCATCGCAAAAAAGAAACATTGGTGGTGTTATCATTGAAAATAAAAACACTTTAATCCCATATAATGTAAAGGATATTAGTTTTGAAAATATTAAATTGGGAACGGAAGCTAATAAGGTAATAATCGATTCCTACGGCTCACTAGATCATAAAATTTATAATCAAGAATCTAAGTCAACAGAAGTGTATACTGAGTTAGCTTTCATACCAACAAAAATCGGTGAGTCTGGTAGCGATTTTGATTTCACTAAAACGGTTTTTGAGTCACATTATGAGGATTTCAAAGAAAGAAACAAACAAAACCCATTACCGAACTCAACCCCAGATCCTGACCAACAATCGGAAGATTTTGTGAATAATATTGATAACCAATTATTATTTGCGAGCGGCCTATTAAATGGTGGGCAAATACAAACAAGTAATTTGAGTAAAAAATATACTAGCGAAGAAATTGTTAATAAATTAAAACTCGATAAAAAATCTAAAACCGATATGTTCATTTTAACGGCAGGCGTTTTGGATAGTCTGGTTAAGCCAGGTGAGCAAGTTATAACACAAATAAATTTTTACATCGGTGCTAATTTAGCTAAAACCTTCTACCAAATAAAAACTTTGGCTTTTACAGGTAATTTAAAAATCACATTTGAGTCGGCTAATGATGGTAAAGAGGAAATAATAAACATACCAATAAACTTTAGTTTAAAATAATGGATCAGGAAATAAAAATTAATGATGGGTTTGACGGGTATGCTTTAAACATATTTCTAGAAGGTTTAATAGACCCAAAAGGTTCTTTAATAACACCATATTATAACGACCCCAAAGTTTTACAAATTGAGGAGTCTTTAAATAATATGGAAAACTACCTTGATATAACAAAGCCAGCAATAAAATATGAAACAAACACTAAATTAATAGCATCATTAGATGACGTTAATGATCATTTTAAAGAAAAAGAAACAAAATATTTTGTTAAGGGTAAAACAGATAGTAAGTTTTCACTATTAGATCTGAGTTTTACAAAAGACCAGGCTCTATTATTTTTCGAAAAAGATAACAAAATAAAATATAAAGAATTAATTGAAAGGGAATACCCTAAACCAGAAAACATTAGGGTTGGTAAAAGGATAACAATAAGTGGTACTGACATAGTTGGTATGATTATTCTTGAAAGCGAAACTAGGAAGGAATACGTGTTGTATTTAGATACACCCAATCCTATATTTTATGTTGATAATTTTGACGGAACTACTATATTTAAGTTCATGAGAAATAATATAGATGATAAGATAACGCCAACGTTAAATTATTATTCTGATATTATTGACGAACCAAAAATTTTGTCGGAAGTATTTATTGATAGAGGTGTTACAAACGCCTTTGAACCAATGAGAAAATTAAAAAATGTTAATAACCTTAATGAGTTAACAAAAACTGGTTTCGGTTATTATAAAATAAACACAAGAGGATACAATTTTAAAGATCAATAATATGGCTATAGGTGTATATGGCGTTAAAAGACCAGCGGATGTCGACCCATCAGAAATAGAAGTAATTGTTTTATATGCTAAAACAAGAAATTCTGTCGATACTCAAACAGTTACAAAATTAAACGGTGTCGATGTAATGGCACCAGTGTATGACCCAGTTAATCAAACTGAGGTTATGGGTGGTATGTACAACCTACAACTACCGAAAAGTGTGTTTAATGCCAAAGGGTATTATACGGTCTACATTAGACCAGCACAAATTAGAATACCAATCGAAGATTGTTCGGAGTTAGCTAGTTTCCCAGACATTAAAGGTTTAGTTTTTAATCTTGATAACGCACCAGCCCAGTTCAGATCTAAATTTACAAACAACGGTTTGGATGGTTTTAGGGTTGAATATTTAAATGAAAACGGTAGTAAGGTGCAAAATTTATATAGAATTGTGACATCATCTTTTATTGTTGAACCAGTACAGGTTGACACAGCTAATAGTTCAGTTAAAACGATAAAATATACGTACAATAATGTCGGTACTCTATTGTTTTGTACGGTGACACCTAACGCAGCACCTAGTTTTAAACCAACAGCAACACCATTTATTGGTTATAAGGGTCAAAATATAATATTGACTAGCACTAATTTCACGCCACAAGTTTTTGAGGTTGAATTAGTTAACTACGATGCTGAAAGCCTTGCAATCGCATTGTATTCCGATCAAACCAAATCAATGGAAGATGGAATATATACGCTATATGATTTTGATGGTAATATATACCAGCAGTATGATCTATATGAAATCAAAGATGCAACTGATAAAAAATTATATGAGGTTAGAACAAGAAGAAATAATATTGACACAACAAAGGCATTAAATAACATTATAGGAAATGGCTAATCTTAGTTACACAAATACACCATTAATAGCGGATTTATATGATACACCTGAAGCTGCATTAGATGCTGCATCTAGTTTGGGTTGTAATGGTTATAGAACATACAATATAAATGGCGAAACAAAATATGTTCCATGTTCTAGTTTTTTGACCTATGAACAATCCTTAAGATTTAAAAAATCACAAGGGGTGAGCAACGCTATATCTGGTTTTGGTAATATTGCTGATAAAGCGGTTGGTTTACAATTTGCAAATGCTAATAGTGAGGTAAACGGTGACCCATTTTTTACTTTAGGTAATTTCTCAATATCAACTGCACAAACACAAACAACATCTAATGGTAAAAATACTATTATTTCTGGTGGTAAAGAATATACAGCCGAAAAAATAAATCAGAAAAATCCGTTTAAAAGTAGTGCTGTATCAGCAATTGAACAGGTTAGTCAGAAAATAGAAAATAATTTAACAGTTACAGTTTTATTTGATAAAGATAAACTAAAAAACTATGTTCTATTCTCGCCTTTTAAGGAAACGGTTAAAAATAGTATAATTGATGTGACAAACCAATTCCCAGCAGGGCTTAAAATGAATGTAATTGGTTTAACAACACCAACCATAACTGAATATAATTACACACCATCAACGGATACAGCTGAATTTAAAATCAATTTGAGGAACATAAGCAATCCATACCAAATTGAGTATACAACATCTGGATCAACTAAAAACGATGACGTAAATTTAAGTCCACTTAGAAATTTTTCAAAAACTTACACTAGTTACGTATTATATTACAATGGTGTTGAATATAGGATAATAAATGCAACTTTACCAGCATCATACGAGGACTTTTCAACTGGTTTGTATTTAACGGTTGAAGGAGATCCATTTGTAAACGATGTAAACTTAGATTTGACCGTAAATAGAAACTTTTGGGTTAAACCGAAAAAAGAGAAATACGATGAGTTTTACAATAAATTACCCGATATGGGTAAATTTTTGTTGAATTATAACTACGATGAAAAGAAATACGTTAGTAATATAAAATATACAAAAACAACAGATAACGGTGTTGATATTAACACCAACGAAAGACTAGTATTCCCCCAATTTGATGAGGTTAACATAGATTTATTTAGTACGGATTTCGATCAGTACTTAACTAAATTAAATGATGTTGCTGACTCTTTCGATGCGACAAAATCAAATTTAATTTCTAGATTTTTAACAACAGATTCTTTAAGAGAATTCGATACTGATGATAGAAAAGTTAACTTAATGTTTAATATTGTTGGTAGGAATTTCGATAATATTAGAAAATATGTGGATGGTATAACCTTCATGACAAATTTAAGTTATGATAAGGTTGAAAATATACCAGACCTACTGATTAAAAATTTCGGTAATATGCTTGGATTCCAAACATATAATATCGAAGATGAGAACACCTTGGTTGAATCTTTATTCAATATAAAAGATTTAAACATCGAACCTGGTCTAACACCAACAGAAGTTGATATCGAGTTATGGAGAAGGGTTTTCATTAACGCACACTATCTATGGAAATCAAAAGGAACCAGAAAATCAATTGAATTTATTTTAAATTTAGTTGGTTTACCAGACTCTATATTTGAGGTAAATGAGTACATATACCAAGCAAGACAAAAGGTTAATTATGATGAAAAGGTTACTGAAACATATGGTTTCCTTTATAACGATGCGCAATTAACGGGTTTATTACCGTTTGACAAAGATGGATACCCAACCACACCCCCAGGTATTAGATACCAAGAAGCTGGTTTTAACTCATCAAATGATAACAAAAATTTTGGTCCATATGATTTTGGTCGATCATATATTGATGGTTATAGAAAACAAGTCAATGTCAATATTTTTGATTTAGATAGAGTTGTTGACAATGTTAAATCTTGGGCTTATAGTGAAGAAGAGGTACTTAGGTTATCTGAAACGACTGTTGGTTACACGGAATATTATGAAAAGGACTCTAGATTAATAGTTAACACTAAAGAACTAGAAGTTTACATATCAAGCGATAAAATATTTGACATTACATTATATAGATTTTTAAATAGAAATGAAATTGAAGTAAATTCAGACCTAACCATTGATAACGTAACAAATATTAATGCGGGTACATTATCATTCAACCAATTTATGAGGGAATCTTTAGATAACTACATAAAAGTTGGTAACAGAAAAACAATTAAAACCTACCCAACGCTATCAAAAATTTATTTTGATTATTTAAAGTTAACCGATAATCCAGTAACACAAACAAAAAGTTTAGAATTCCTAAACATGTTTGATAGTTCTTGGGTTAAATTGGTGCAACAGTTCACACCAGCGACAACAATATTGAATGCGGGTAAAAAGATACAAAATAGTAAATTTTTAGATAATAAATTTATTTATAAACACGGACTTAATCAGTCTGTTTCATGGGTTGGTACAGATGGATCAGAATTCCAGAATAAAGCTAATTTACCAGTAAATGTGGGTAACACAAACCCATTTGATGTTTCTGGGTTTAAAAAAGACGCTGTAACTGGCGAGTCCTCAACATTCACATTGGTGGGTCAAAGAGGTAAAAACTATGTTGGAACCGATCCAACAATAAATGAATATTTCGGTAACTATTTTGGTATTGAATATGCCTGTGAAGGTGTCGATATATATAAGTGGGATCCAGAGAAAAACTATGGCGATGACTTAGAGTTTAACGGGAACGTAAACACAGGAACTGGACCTAGATACGGTGTTTTTGTTATATACGAAAACAATCTTTATAGATTAAACACAAATAGGATGTTTACTGGTTTAGACACAATAAACACCTCTATGTATGAAGCAAATTCAGACATATTATTAGGTTCGGTCGATGATTTTGAGACCATAACATTACCAGCTGGACCAGGTGAGTACGAAATTTCGTTTACGATTAGTAGTAATGACGATTTGGTTATTTATGATGGTGGTATGATCGGAGGGGTTGAGGTTTCATCCTTAGGTAGGAGCGGTAAGATAACCACTTTTAATGAGACCATAACATTCACCACATCGACAGTGACTTTTTGGAATATGAACAATTGGCCAAATGATATGATCATGTCCAATTTAATTATTAAACAAAAGCACGAACCAAATAGATACAAAATTGGTGGTGAAAACGTTTATGAGTTAATACCTTTAGGCGTTGACGCATCAACAATAGAATTTAAAGACTCTCCATGGGGCCTTATTAGTGAAATAGAGAGAAAATATTACATTGAGGCTGTTGGTATTGGTCATGCTTATATGACTGCTAATGATGACTACATATGCCCAGTACCTAAACCACATACTTGTTATTATGATTATAGTGGTTTAACAATTAATATGGCTACACCAGGTATAACATCCTACTATGATGAGACTGGGACATTATTAACAATCGAACAACCAAAATATTATGGGTACTCGAAAAACACATCAACGACTGAAAAACCAGAAGATGCTGTGTACGGTAGTTCTGGTAATTGGGCTGTACCGTATAGAAGACCAAACACCTGGACAAATGGTGTTGTTTACTATTCTGGTGATGTTGTAACTAAATCATCGGTTAATTATCTAGTGACAGGATCAACTGTAACTGGCTATACTGTCAGTGGGGTACCGAGTGGGACAACATTAACAACGATAGTTCCAGGATTATATCAAAATTATGACTTAAGAACTAAGACGGACCCATATATGCATATAGATTCCGCATATATTAAGAGATTAAGGTTAAACCCGTTAAATGATAGGATTTCAATAAATTTATCTAAAAACTTATACCTTTTCCAGGTATATAAGGGGGCAACGCAATACGACACATACAAGGTTACTGATAACATATTAAATGACGAATTGTACCTATCTGACTCAACAACAATAACTTTTGACGGTTTATATTCTTTAGACGAAACCAAGATAGGCCCTTTCTATACCGCTAACACTGACGAGGTCATAACAAGTACATTAATAGACACCATACTACTTGTTGCCGATAAAGATAATTATGTTGACATACAGTCACTAAATACCAATTTTGATGTATTAAACAATAACATAGGTGTTGGCGCTGGTTATTATTTGGTTAAAAATAATGCTTTCCTAAAAATGGAATTCGATTTATATTTTGAATCAGAGTATAATTTACAACAAGATGTTGATATTAAAATATTGAATCAATTAGGTGAGGCCCTATATACACAAACATTCACCTTCTCAGGTAATGATATGGCACAAGATAGAATCGCTTCAGTTGATTACGAAGATGTGTTTGAGGTTGATAGTAAAATATATTTGGTAATACAACCTAAAGTATATGAGTGTACATTATCTAGGTACGAAAAAATAGAAATTGATTATACGGAACCGACTACCTATTCAGACGAAAACGACCCAAGATTTAGGGTGTTATTTAATGGGGGTAGATCATTAATAGATGGTAGATATACGGATGATGTTATATCAATAGAACCAATAGTAACAAACCTTAATGATTTTAACATCGATTATTTTCTATATAAAACAGATAATATATTAGATACATATAAATTTAGAACTAGACCAAACATATCAATATCATATGATGAAAGTAGTTATTTTGGTTTATTATATGGTAATTATTATGAAAAGTACAAACCAGCCAGTGTTGTTGGTGACGTAAGTGTTTATGAAAAACTATTTAATAACGATAAAATTGATTTTAATTTAGTTGTAAGGTCAAAAGAACCACAATCTATCTTAAATCAGGACCAATCTCAAGAAGGGTTTTATCGTGAATACACAATATCCTCTTCAGATAATTATTTAGGTAATACACCGCAAGAAATTGAGAATACTAGTTTAACTAAATCAATAATAATTGGTAAAAATCCAAAACCTAGAACGAAAAAATTAAATAAAAAAGATTTCACGTTTTTAAGGTCATATAAAAATAATAACATATTAAACGCATCTGCGTCTACAATTGATTTTATTGGTTATGATGAAGGTTTCACTGATTACGATTT